AGCTGTCAACTTTATCGTCGACAGCTCTGGAGTTAGCTTCACGTGATATTTAGAAACATTAGGAGATAAAGATGGCATCAAGCGCAGGAGTATTAGATACAGAGTCAGACTTCACGGGACAGACAAGGTCAAGTCCCATTGGAGTCCCTGCTTCAGTAATTGGTACATCTAATCTAGGCCCTGCGTTTGTGCCTGTCACAGTAGGGAATATTAGAGAATTCTTTGATAAATTCGGCAAGACTGATGGTGAGAAGTTTGGTCCTCTAGCAGTCAACGAGTGGCTAAGGAACGCGCAGTCATGCACATTCCTTAGAGTTCTCGGAGTTGGTGACGGAAAGAAGAGAGATTCTTCAACAGGTGCAGTTAGCAATGCAGGCTTCATTGCCGGAAATCAGCTTGTCCAGGACAACGGAATCGTCGGGAAGAATGCACAGTCAGTCTACGGTGGGCCTCTTGGAAGGACATACTTCCTAGGGTGCTTCATGTCAGAATCTGCTGGATCGACAATCTTCAGCGATTCAGGCATACAGCCTACCGGAGACAACACTGCGCAGCCGATACTTCGAGGAATCATCATGGTTCCATCTGGCGTTGTCCTGTCCCTCTCGGGAAGCACTGGGGTTGCAAATAGCTCAGGAGCTCCCTCTACTTCGACAGCAGCATCAACTTCTCCTCTGAAGGGTGGTCTTACAGGATCGATGTCAGTTTCATCGCAGAGATTCGTCATGCTACTCAATGGATTTAATCCAGCTGATGGTTCTGTGAATGTTATAACTGCTTCGTTCGATGCAAACGACAGCACATCATACTTCGGAAGCATCCTGAATAAAGATCCGCTCAGCTTTGAGTCAAAGGGTCATCTTCTCTACGCAAGCTATGATATTCCAACCGCATATGCTGTTGTCACAGGTTCGGGCGTTCTCAAGAACACACCCATGCCGGGTAACGATGCAGGACTTCATGACTGCGTCTTCATGACCACAAGCTCTCTTGGAAGGAATGCAGGATCAACTGTAGTTCCTAATTATGAGCAGTTCACAGACAGGTTTAAGTCTCCTGCTACTCCGTTCTTCGTCTCGCAAGACTTTGGTGGAACAAGGTACAATCTCTTCAGTGTTGAGCTTCTCTCAGACGGTGCTTACGGAAATACATCGTACAAGGTCTCAATAGAGAACCTGGTTCCAGACCAGAATACAGACAATCCGTCGTACGGAGCATTTGACATCGTTCTTAGAAGTTTCGCTGACGTTGATGAGAGTCCAGTAGTCATAGACGGTGGAACGTTCAGGGGGTTGAGCATGAATCCCTCATCTCCTCAGTACTTCCCGCGTGTTGTCGGTAACCAGAAGACATTCTTCGACTTTGACAAGGTCAATTCATCACAGAAGATAGTTGTGCAAGGAGATTTCCCGAATAACTCTAGCTACATTAGGGTTGTTCTCTCTAGCGAAATCCAGAACGGCGCAGTTCCTCCTACAGCCCTTCCCTTCGGATTTAGGGGACCAGCTCACCTCGTGACGTCAGGTAGCACGATGCTAACAAACGTCTACGACTCTAACACGATGGCATCGACAAATGCACTTGTCAGGACAGTTCAGATACCTGTTCCATTTAGGACTAATGTCGCAACTGGTCTTTCTCCCAATAAGCAGGCGAAGGCAAACCTGTACTGGGGTGTGCAATTCAATAAGAAGACAAGTCTTGCTGAACCTAATGCGCAATCAATTACCGATGCGTCGATGGAGTCATTCGTCAAGTACTTTCCAGACTATGCTGCGTCAGATCTTAAGTTCTCAGTCGGCAACAATCCAGGTGCTGCTAATGTCAATGGATCCATTCTAGACTGCGACAGGTTCAACAACAACCTCTTCAGCCTTGATAGAATCAGTGTTGTTACAGCCTCCGACGGAGTTGCAGACCCTAATCAGTGGCTTTCAGCCTCCTACGTTAGAAACGGCGTCATAACACCTAGCGAAGCAAACAAGACGCGCGCTCTACGCCTTAGTGACCTTAAGATCTCTGGTAATAGAGATTGCGCCAAGTTCTCAACATTCTTCCAGGGTGGATTTGACGGCCTCGACATCTTCAACGCAGATCGTGCGAAGATGACAAACGCCGCTGTCTACAGGGAGAACATTGACTCCATAAACCAGGGCGGAATAAGCGGACCAACGGTCTCAGCATACAGGAAGGCTGTCGACGTAATTGGGAACAAGTCTGACTTCGAGATCAAGCTTCTCACAATTCCAGGAATACGACACACCAGCGTCACTGACTACGCAATATCAGCTGTTGAGAGCAGATTTGACTCTCTCTACATCATGGATGTCGACAACTATGATACCACCAACACCTATGTCACTGGATCAGCCCAGAACATATCTGTGCAGTACACAGTGTCAGCATTCAGAAATAGAGGAACAAACAGCTCTTTCGCTGCTGCATACTTCCCAGATGTCAACCTGCTGGATCCAACAACCAACACCCTGGTCACAGTTCCTGCATCGGTCCCGGTTCTCGGCGCATTCTCACTGAATGACTCTATCGGATTCCCGTGGTTCGCACCAGCAGGATTTGTAAGGGGATCGCTATCCTCTACGAAGTCAACAACACTCCCCCTCTCGACGCCAGACCTCGACACCTTGTACGATGCTCGAATCAACCCGATAACAAACTTCTCGAATAGCAGCTTCGTTGTCTTTGGACAGAAGACGCTCCAACTCTCAGCCAATGCTCTCGATAGAGTCAACGTCAGAAGACTTCTTCTCGAGATTAGAAGGTCTGTCAGGATCGTTGGAAATACCCTTCTGTTTGAGCCTAACAGGGTTGAGACACTTGACAAGTTCAAGTCACTCGTGAGCCCAATTCTCCAGAGCATTCAGGAGAGAAGCGGTCTAGACAGGTACAAGGTTGTCATCGATACGTCAACAACGACTCAAGCCGACATCGAGAACAACACAATCAGAGGACAGATCTACGTTCAGCCAACAAGGTCAGTCGAGTTCGTCTCGCTATCCTTTGAGGTTAGAAACGCAGGTACGTTCTGATACTAATTTCAGATACAGTATAGATAGAAGAGACAGGAGATTAAAATGGCAGAGACTCTATCAGTCACGGATATGCTACCTAACAAGTTTGAGCCAAAGCGCACTTTTAGGTGGGTATTTGCACTTGAGGGAATTGACTCATTTCTCATGAAGACGGCAGGTCGTCCATCCGTCTCCCACCAGGTTCTTGAGATTCCCTTCATCAATGCAGTTAGGTACATCGCAGGCAGGCAGACATTTGAGACAATGCAGATCGCTCTCCACGATCCAATTGCGCCCTCAGGCGCGCAGCAGGTCATGGAGTGGATCAGGACACACTACGAGACAGTGTCAGGACGCGCCGGTTACGCTGACTTCTACAAGAGAGATTGTCAGATTAAAATGTTGGATCCTATCGGGACAGTTGTTGAGCTTTGGGATATGAAGGGCGCGTTCATAACATCGGCAAACTTTAGCAATCTAGACTACTCAAACGCAAGTGAAGCTTCGAACATCACGCTTACTCTCAGATTTGATACGTGCGTACTTCAATTCTGATTTACAGATTGTCATAGAGCTCTTCCATTTACTCCTCATGAGGCACCTCGTAGACTAAACTACGAGGTGTTTTCATATGGCAAGAGAAGGAAAAAATGACATCTTCCGGGCCGAGAAGCAAGAGGTCAAGCAGCCTACGAGCATAGCCTGGGAGGTTCCTGTTGAGGTTGTCCCAGTCCCATCCCGAGGTGTTATCTATCCTCCTGGATCACCGCTGCACGGCAAGGAGACGCTTGAGATCAAGGCGATGACTGCAAAGGAGGAGGACATCCTCACCAGCCGTGCGCTAATCAAGCAAGGGACTGTCATCACACATCTCATCAAGTCATGCTTGATAGACAAGGATGTAGATGTTCAAAAGATGATAATCGGTGACAGGAATGCCCTGATGATTTCAATCAGGATCACGGGCTATGGATCGAACTATACCGCGTCTGCGACTTGCCCTGCATGCAGCAGGGAGTCAAGCAACATGTTTGATCTCTCATCGCTCGGTATTAAGCGTCTGCAGATTAGCCCAGCGACACACGGTCAGAATTGCTTCGAGTTTAATCTGCCAGTCAGCAAGAGGAAAGTCTTCTTCAAGTTCCTCACGGGAGCAGATGAGGAGGAGATCCAGACCACCAATGATCGCAAGCAGCAACTCATGCCAGACATGGTGGTTGAGAATAATGTAACTGCTCGACTTGAGCAGAGCATCATCTCAGTAGACGGGATCACCGACAGGAGTGAGATCGTTAGATTTATTAGGTCGATGCCAGCGATGGATTCCAGGAGTCTTAGGCGGTTCATGGATGACAACCAGCCCGGGATAGACATGATGGTTGACATGCGATGCCAATTCTGCAACGATACATCAAAGATATCGTTGCCGTTTGGCTCGAGCTTTTTTTGGCCTAGGGACTGACTACATAGGGTCAGTCCTAGAAGAACACTATGTCTTGATCAAGCATCTTGGGCTGGGTTGGAATGAGGTTAGATCAATGCCTCTCCCCTACAGACGATGGATGATCGAGAGGTTCGTCAAGGATCTAGAGAGCCAAAAGAAAGCGAATCAAGGAGAGAATCGCGCTGAGGAAGTCACCACTCGCGACATCGATAGAATGACTCAACAGATGATGAGGAGATTCGATAAGTCGAGAGAATGATACTTATCAACGAGGGTCTAGATGGCTGAGCAGGACATAATCAGCGCCTTAAGGGAGATAGCCACAAATGTCAAGGACATAGAGGATATCATTCGTGATGCTTCGGGAAAGCAGTCTTTTGGAACTGCTGAAAGCACCAGAAAAGCTGCGAAGCTTGATGA